AAGAATCGCTGCAGGCTCTGGCGAGAAAATGCGCGCTGTTGGTCAATCGGGTGCGCCCACTGCCGACGCCTTCAAAGAGTCAGCAAAAACCGCCAAACTGAAGAAAGGTGGACCTGTGCTCTCCGTTGGACGAGGCGAAAAGCTTCCCACGGAAAAAGGCGCAGGTCTGACGGCCAGAGGTAGGGCAAAGTACAACCGTGAGACAGGCAGCAACCTGAAGGCTCCACAGCCCGAAGGCGGCCCTCGCAAGCGGTCGTTTTGTGCACGGATGGCAGGAGTAGTGGCAAAATCAAAAGGCCCGGCCGAACGTGCCAAAGCCTCTCTCAAACGATGGAAGTGTTGAAAGGACGGACATGGAATACACGAGCAAGAACACCAATCGCCACAAGATGATGGCCATGGGCATGCCGATCAAGGCGGCCAAGGGCGGTTCGATCACCAAGGCAAAGAAAATGGCAAGTGGCGGCGACGCCACCAAGGATCGTCAGGGCCGTGCTCTGATGCCCGGCAAGATGGCCAAGAACCTGCCGATGATTGCACCGCAGCGTGCCTATGCCAAGGGTGGCGAAGTCAAGCCGTCGTCCTATGATCGTAAGCAGGACATGGCCATGCAAAAGCATGAGAACGAGCCGATGGGCGTAGCCCACAAGGCTGCGAAAAAGGCCAAGGGCGGCGTCATGGAAAAGAGCAGCGGCGAGCGGTATGCCAGCAAAGCAGCTATGATGAAGCACGAAGCAAAAGAAACCCCCGCTATGGAAAAAGCCGAGCACAAAAAGCGCGGTGGCTCCATGAAACGCAAGTTTGGCTAACCAAGGAGAATCACATGAAACAAGGTGGCAAGCGCGGCGTTGGAGCCGCAGTCAAAGGATTCGGTGCTGTCATGTCAGAGAGCACTGAGCAAGCCAAGAAGCCCGTACCGGTAGATGTTAACTTCCAAGCCCAGAAAAATGCGGGCTCGTTTGAGAACATTCCGACCAAGCGCATTCCGCAGCCGACCAGCTGGTAATGACCACGTCCGGAACAACCACGTTCGATTTGGACGTGGATGAGCTGATAACCGAAGCATATGAGCGCTGCGGTCTTCAAGCTCGTGCGGGCTATGACATCAAAACGGCTCGCCGTTCCTTGAACCTTATGTTCTTGGATTGGGCGAGCCGTGGCCTGAACCTCTGGACGATTGAACAACGCACGTTGGCATTGACGGCGGGGACATACGTGTATGACCTGCCTACCGATACCGTTAACGTGCTGGAAGCGGTAATCCGTTCGACAGTGAACGGAGTAGCAACCGACATCACGCTGAACCGTTTTAGCCGGGCAGAGTGGCTACATACACCGGCCAAGGCTTCAACACAGTCAAGGCCTGCTCAGTTCTACGTACAGCGCACGATCACACCGCAGGTGTACTTCTACCCCAACCCGGATGCTTCGGTGGCCTACACGTTCGTGTATTACGCCATCAAGCGCATTCAGGATGCAGGGGACTACACGAACACGACAGACATTAACTTCCGTTTCCTGCCGTGTCTGGCATCGGGGTTGGCGTACTATATCGCGATGAAACGTGCGCCGGAACGGATGACGATGCTCAAGCAGATTTACGAAGAGGACTTTTTGCGTGCTGCGCAGGAAGACCGCGATATTGCCAGCGTCTATCTGGTTCCTGACCGGACGATGGCATAATGTATGCGCAAGGAAAACGATCCCTTGCGCTGTGTGACCGTTGTAACCAGCGGTTCTTTCTCAGTGAGCTGAGAAAGGAATGGCAGGGTCTGAAGACCTGCCCGTTTTGTTACGAGCCCAAGCACCCGCAGCTTGAGCCTCGCCGAAATGTCTCGGATGCGATTGCTCTACAAGAGCCGCGTCCGCAGCCCAAAGAGCCTGTTGACGTGTACGTCGGCGGTCCGGGCAACTCGGTATTTGCGTCGGTTGGAATGTTCCCTGATCCTCAAAAGGACATCGTTCTAGCTCAATGCATGCTTAATTCGGTGAGAGTCGTAATTACATGAACTACACACAGTTCACTGACAACATCAAGAGTTACATGGAGATCGACGCCAACGTCTTTACGCCGACGGTGTTGGGCAACTTCATTCTTGTCTCTGAGAACCGCATCATGCGGGATGTCGACCTTGACGCGTTCAAGGAGTACGACGTTGCGACGATCGGCACAACCAATCCCAAGGTACAGGTGCCCAGTGGCTTCCTGTTCCCGCGTTACCTGCAGTACATCCCGACCAATGGCAACCGAGTCATGCTGGAGCAGCGCGACATCAGCTTCATGACCGAGTACGTGGCTAACACGGCCACCAGTTCGGCAACGCCCAAGTACTACGCCATGTGGGATCAGACCACGCTGTACATTGCGCCTGCATTGACGGGCTCGTTGAATTACCAGTTGGAACTGGCGTACTTTCGTCGTCCGACGCAACTGTCGGCAGCTAATCCCAACACGTGGCTTTCGGACAATGCGCCGGAAGTGCTGACCTATGCGGTGTTGGTAGAAGCGTACCTGTTCACCAAGGGTCCGCAGGACATGGTTGGTCAGTTCCAGCAGCGTTATAACGACGCTGTGGCCAAGTTGGCAGCAGAGCAGCAAGGTCGCGGACGTCGCGACGAATACCGCGACGGGATGCTTCGCGTTCCGTTGGTCTCGAATCCCCCGCCGTATGCGCGTGGCGTTTAATTAGGAGAATGATATGGCAGGCTTAACACAAGCGATGTGCACCAGTTTCAAGGTGCAATTGCTCACTGGATCGCACAACTTTACGACTTCGGCCTCTCCGGCCTACAAGATTGCCTTGTTCAAGGCCGGTGCCAGCATTGTGGGCACGTATGGTACTGCAACCACCAACTACAGCAACATGACGGCCAACAGCGATGAGCTGGCCAATGGTAGCGGTTACACCACGGCCGGTAATACGTTGGTAAACGTGACGCCGACTTCCAGCGGCACAACTGCTTTTGTGGACTTCAGCGATACCAGCTGGTCTTCGGCCACGTTTACGACGCGCGGCGCAATGATTTATCAGGCCAGCACGGGCTATGCGGTGTGCATTTTGGACTTCGTGACGGATCAGGTGGTGTCCAGCGGCACGTTCACCATTGTGTTCCCAACGGCTGGCGCAGGTACCGCGATCATCCAGATTGCGTAAGGTGGGTAGTTGGCCGATGCGACAGTATCTCTTGACGGATGGAACTCCACTCTTGGCTGGGGCCAGCAGGGGTGGGGAAATGGTTCATCGTCTGTTTCTGCTACGGGATCGGTCAACAGCGTTAGCTTCCTCATCGGAGCGGATCGCACAGTAGTATTTGATGGTTGGAATTCGGTAGTAGGTTGGGGGCAGCAAGGTTGGGGCAATGCAGCATCGTTTGTCTCGGCCACAGGATCGGTCAACAGCGTCACGGTACAGGTCAACATTGACGAAGAGGTCAGTGGGGTATCCGCAACGGGCAGTGTTGGAACGGTTTCGATTCAGGTAAATGAAGATGTTGAGGTCAGTGCAGTAGTAGGAACAGGATCGATTGGCAGTGTTTCGATTCAGGTAAATGACAGTATTGAAGTCAGTGGGCTGGTAGGAACGGGCTCTGTCAACAGCGTTTCGCTTCAGGTTGATGAAAGTATTGAAGTTAGTGGTGTGGCGGCGACAGGGGCGATTGGCACTGTCTTAACGCAGATAGACACCAATGTTTCTGTGACGGGGCTGGTAGGAACGGGCTCTGTCAACAGCGTAGCGCTTCAAGTAGGCGACTCCGTGGACGTTTCGGGGTTGTCTGCGACAGGATCGGTCAGCAGTGTGTCCATCAGTTTGAGCATGGACGTAGCGGTGACCGGGGTAGTAGGAACAGGCGTCATTGCCGGGGTTGTGCTGAACAAGTCCGTCAATGCCACTGGGGTAGTAGGAACAGGATCGGTCAACAGCGTCGGAACGGCAATCGACACCAATGTGTCGGTGACTGGGGTAACGGCAACAGGTTCGGTCAACAGCGTAGTGATTCAAACGGTGACAGTTGTATCTGTCACTGGAGTTTCAGCGACAGGTTCTGTAAACTCGGTCTTAATTTGGACCAGAGACAGCAGTATATACAGCCCGGGATGGACGGTCGATAGTACGACGCAAAGTCCAAGTTGGGCGCAAGATAGCAGTACACAGAGCCCGACATGGACTGTAGATAGCAGCACGCAAAGTCCAAGCTGGGTAACGGATTCTTCAGTTCAGGCTCCGGCTTGGACCAAACTTGCGGCATAGGTGACAAATGGCTTCTACTTACTCGACAAACCTTGCTCTTGAGTTGATGGCCACAGGTGAAAAGGCCAACACTTGGGGTGACATCACCAATACCAACCTTGGTACGCTGCTGGAGCAGTCGATCAGCGGCTATGTGACGCAAGCCATCACTGACGGCTCCAGTGCCACAACCACTATCACAATCCCCAACGGCGCAACCGGTGTTGCCCGTAATATGTTCATCGAGATGACGGGTGCGCTAACTTTCAGCACCACAAGTCTCGTTGTCCCCGCTAACAAAAAACTCTACTTCATCTACAACAACACCAGCGGTGGTTACCCGGTGCAGGTGAAGGTCAGTGGCCAGACGGGTGTCGCGGTACCGAACGGTCAGAAGGTTGTGCTGGTCAGCAACGGCACGGATGTGGTGGTTGCGACCAACTACATGGCGACGCTGGCGATTGGCGCATTAACTTCCGGCCGCGTTCCGTATGCCACGACTGCCGGTTTGCTGACGGATTCTTCTAGCCTGACCTTCAACGGCACAAAGTTAACCGTGGGCGGTTTGCTAGATTCCGCTTTGACTTCCGGCCGCGTTCCGTATGCAACCACTTCGGGTGAGTTGACTGATGCCGCCAACCTGACCTTCAACGGCACGACGTTGACTGCTGGTGGATTGTCTAGCCCAACATTGACCAATGCTGGAACGCTGGCTCTGTCAGCAACTGGCGCGAATGTGGTGACAGCCAGCACCAACGGCAGCGAGAGGATGCGTATTGACTCCAGCGGTAATGTGGGTATAGGTACAAGTGCGCCATCAAGTCCTTTAAATGTTGTATCTGCCTCGTCAAGTTTAGCAATAGCCATCAATGGGCGTTCTTCAGACGGCTTGGGGGCTATGTATTTTTATGCGAATAATGGGTCTACTCAATACGCAACAATAACAACATCTGCAACTGAATTTAGATCTTCTTCTGTTCCAGCCGCCGCTGTTCAAACTTTTTACACCAATGGCGCAGAACGCTTGCGGATTACTTCCAACGGTGGTGTGTCATTCGGCGCAACCGGCACAGCATACGGCACAGCAGGGCAGGTACTGCAATCAAACGGAGATGCCCCGCCGACTTGGGCAACAGCATCTGGCATCACAACCGGCAAATCCATCGCAATGGCGATGATCTTTGGTTTCTAAGGAGTAATCATGGCAAACCCTAACATCGTCGCTGTAACAACCATCTACGGTACGACGACCTACTACACCCCATCAGGCACGGCTGCGGTTGTGTTGTTGCCTAACGCTGCTTCCTCTGGAAAAGTCTTGAAGATCAACCAGATCGTTGTAGCCAACACCACGACTTCGGCTGCTAACGCTACGGTGTCAATCTACAGCAACGGCGCTGTGGCTCAAGGCTCTGCCCCATCGGGCGGTACGGCGTATCCGGTGGCGTCGGCCATCTCGGTTCCGGCCAATGCTTCGCTGATCTGCGTGGACAAGACGACCGCCATCTACTTGATGGAAGGCAGTTCAATCTCCATCACTTCCGGTACGGCTAGTGCGCTGACCTTCTCGATCTCCTACGAAGACATCTCGTAATGCCAATCAACGGCTACCTTGGCGGGGTAATCAGCGCAACCGCGCCCTCTGTTACTACGGCGGGTGCAAGTGGCGTATTCACGCTGGAAGAACAGCTACAGGCTTCTGCCCAGAACAACTGGCCCGGCTATCAGATCAGCCGCAGCGTTCGATTGAGAGCAAGTGCGAGTGCGTCTTTAACTAGAACAAATGCTAGTGGCGGCAGCACCCAAATAATTACATTTAGTTTTTGGGTAAAAAGAGGAAAAAT